AAACAATTATTAACAGTAAATTAATCAATTTTAAAATCAATTATTATGAGTGCATTATTAAACATTAGCTTGAACGTAAAAGACCTACCAAAAGAAAAATTTGTTACTGGTAAAAAAGGGGTGTATTTTAATTTTACGGTATCTGTGAATGACGATACCAATCCTTATGGACAGAATGTTTCTGTTTATGATTCCCAAACCAAAGAAGAAAGGGAAGCTAAAAAGAACAAAACCTATCTTGGAAATGGCAAGGTAGTATGGACAGATGGAACTTGTGTAAAAGCAGTTTACGAGGACCAAGAGAAAGCAGCTGAAATTGAAGTAACAGATGATTTGTCTTTCTAAATTTAAAGGGGTGTAACAGCCCCTTTTTTTAATTACCTAAAATCAACTAATGACTGTAGAAAAAAAAGAAGAGACTAGAATGTATATGCAACTCCTTGAACAAGAGTGCTACATAGACGCTACTAAAGAGGTAGAATACCCACCTATGGCAATATCTATGGGGGAGTTTACAATACAGACTAAAAAGGGCTTAAAAAGCTATCCAACGCCTATTGGTACGTATGGTAATTTTAGTTTTGTACAAGCACCACCAAAGAGTAAAAAGACTTTTTTTATATCATTACTTAGTGCTGTTTATTTAAAAGGTTCTTTAAATGGGTTTGGTGGAGAATTAAAAGGACACAGAGAAGGTAAATGCTTAATACACTTTGATACCGAACAAGGCACTTTCCACGCTCAAAAGGTATTTAAAAGGGTTTTAGATATGACTCAAATGGATAACGAGTGCTATCACACATACGGACTTAGGGCATTAAGCTACAAAGAAAGAATAGACTTTATTGAATATATTTTATTTGACAAACTAGACGGCAATAATATAGGGGTTGTGGTTATAGATGGTATTGCAGACCTTGTAAGTGATGTAAATAATATAGAAGAAAGTAACAAAGTAACCCAGCAAATAATGAGATGGTCATCTAAGTTAAATTGTCATATTGTTACTGTAATACACAGCAACTTTGGAAGCGATAAACCAACTGGTCATTTAGGGAGTTTCTTGGAAAAGAAAGCAGAAACACAAATACAACTTGAACTAAACACCGTTAATAGAGACTTAGTAACAGTAAGCTGTAAACGCTCAAGAGGCTTTAGTTTTGAAAACTTTAGCTTTAAAGTAAACAAGGTAGGCTTACCAGTAGTAGAGGGAGATTTTTACGATATATTAAAATCAAACACATTTTAATTATGAACATATTTTTAACATTTTTTGTTGTATTTTTAGTGAGTATACAATTCAGTTTTGTTTTGGGTTTGTTACTTTCACTATGATATGGGAGACCGAATAAAAGACTCTAGTTTTTTAAGTATAATTGCAAAGCATCACAAAGAATGGGTAGCTACTGCTATTGGTTTAGGTGGTGGGGATTATGCAGAAGATATAGTACAAGAGGCTTATTTAAAGATTTATAAATACGCTAATCCTGAGAAGATAATTACAGATGGCAAAGTAAATAAGGGCTATGTTTTTTTTGTTATAAAAAGTATTCTTTACACTTTAAAAAAAGAGCAAAACAAATACATTAAAATACCTATACAAGACTATAAGTTTTCAGACGATTCAGATACAAGTGAACAAGAGGGTTTCCAAAAGATATGCGATTTAATAGACAGCTATATGTTAGAACTGCAAAACAAAGCTAAAGCAGAAAATAAAGAAAGCTATTGGTACGATGGCAAAATATTTGAAATGTACAGAGACTCAGACCTATCTATAAGAGGTGTAGCAGCTTTAACAGATATTAGCTTTGTAAGTATCTTTCACACCTTAAAACACGTTAAACAAGACCTTAGAGATAAATTTCAAGAAGATTGGGATGATTATAGTAATGAAGATTACGAACTAATAAAATAGATATGGGATTAGGAGACTTAGTGGCATTTATAACAAAATACACTGGAATAGCTTGGATAGTTAAAAAGCTGTTTGGAAATGACTGTGGCTGTGATGAAAGAAAGGATAAATGGAATAATATTAAAATAAATAGAAATGGATAAGCTAGATTTAATAGACTGGCAAAAGTTTACCCAGAACCCTTCTACCACTTTATCTGTAGAAGATGTAAAAATGGTATCAGAACTTCACGCTAAATACTTTAAACACAGCTATCACACACCTTGTAGTTGTAACCCTAAGACTATTGTAGGCTGGATAAAAGACCTTAATAACATATATGAAGGATTGGATTGAGACTGATTTATTTAACTGGCTTAAAGATAACATCTACCCCGACTTAGTAAAGGCTAAAAATCAAATGTCTAGGTGGGATTGTTATAGCCCAAAAGAAAGCCATAGAATAGAGTTAAAATGTAGAAAGGCACACTATGATACCTTACTACTAGAAAAGAAAAAGTACTTAGCTATGGAACTAGAAAGCCAAAAACATTTAGACATACCTTTTTATATTAATTCTACTCCAGAGGGCGTATGGTCTTTTAATCTTTATTTAATAAAACCTATATGGGAGACAAACAACAAGAACCCAGCAACAACACAATTTGCAAACAACAATAGAGTAGAAAAAGAAGTTACTTATTTAAACATAAACAAAGGAATAAAACTATTATGAAAGGAAACAAACTATATTATTCTGCTACTACGTATGACGTTATAGACATCATACAAGACTATAAGCTATCTTTTAACAGAGGTAATATTTTAAAGTATATAATAAGGGCTGGTAAGAAAGATAATGAATTACAAGACTTATTAAAAGCATTAGACTATTTAGAAAGGGAGATAGAACATATACGGCATTTACAAAAAATAGAAACGGACAATATTAAGGAGGGGCAATAGCCTCTCTTTTTTTTTAACAAAGTTTTAACATTTTATTATTTTTAATTAACAAATAATGTTTATATTTGTAAGGAACAATAACTTAAAAAAAGATATGGAAAAAGAACAAGCAATACAGATTTTGGAGAATCAAATATACTTAGCATACATAGCAGACAATAGACATTCTTACAACAATCTAAAAAGAGTATTAACCTATTTAAAAGAACAAGATGGAAACTAATATAATGTACGAAGGATTAGAATTTACAATTCAATATGATTTAATACCAGCAGAGAATGGAAGCTATGACACAGAACCATTTGAAAAAGGTGTAGACATAAACGGAATTAGCTTAGGTGGTAACTGTGTAGACTTTATGTTGAACGAAAGAACAACAAGAATACTAAAAAGATTAATACTAGAGATATGAAAACACACAAAGTAACAGTAACAGAAGAAGCAGCCAATCACTATGCACACAACCAGTTTTGTATGCACGAAACCAATAGCTACAAAGAACTAAAAAGGGGGTTTATTGCTGGCGTTAAATGGGCAGAGAAATTATGTTAAGCGATTGTTGTGGTGCAGAGGCTTGGTATGAGTCTGACATCTGTTCTGATTGTATGGAACATTGTGAATTTAACGAAGAAGAATAGAGATTATGAAAGACTTAAAAATTATAGTCCCACAAGGCTACGAGATTGACGAAGACAAAAGCACTTTTGTGTTCAAGAAACTAAATGAACTACCTAAGACTTGGGAAAATCTAAAACAAATAAATGGGTTTTATACAACTACTATGTCTTTAATTAATGTAGTTCTAAAAACTGTAGTTCCCAACCGCATTAGCCCCACTGGGAGAAACATTTTCAAAACAGAAGAACAAGCTAGGGCATCTCTTGCACTTGCTCAGTTATCACAGTTAAGGGATGTTTATAGGAAGGAATGGAAACCCGCCTGGGAGGGGGATAATATTAAATGGTGTGTTTTTTTTAGAGGAAACACTATTAATGTTGGTAGCCTACAGAATGCTAGCGAATTTCTTTCCTTCCAAGATAAAGAAACGGCTGAGTTATTCCTTGAAAACTTTAGGGACTTGATAAAACAAGCTAAACCATTAATGAGTTAGATATGATACTACTAGTGGACGCAGATAGCCTTGTATGGTCAAGCTGCTTTAAAAAAAGAGAGCACAAAGAGGACAACCCTTACTTTGATAATATAGAAGATGCAACCGCTAAGTTTGATGAAGTGTTTATGAGCATAGTAAATAAAATTGAGGCAATCTACCCGGTAGATGACTACCTACTATTTAATAACTCAAAGGGTAACTTTAGAACAAAAATATCTAAGACCTACAAAGCCAACAGAAAGAACCAACCTAGACCAGAACTTCTAGGACAAGTACATAACTTTGTCACAGAACAATATGGAGGCATAGCAGAAGCTGGTGTAGAAACAGATGACGTGGTAGCTAAGTACTGGTTTAATATGACCCAAGAGTACGGAAGGAATGAAGTAATGATAGTTAGCATAGATAAAGACTATAAGCAGTTCCCTTGCTTAATGTATAACTACCACCAAAAGCATCAATGCGTACACGATATAACAGAAGAAGAAGCCTTGTATAATTTCTATGAGCAAATGATAATAGGAGACACAGCAGATAATGTAAACTATTGTAAAGGATATGGTGTTAAGTTTACTGAAAAATACTTAGTGGATTGTGTAACTAAATACCAATACACAAGAAAGGTATTTGAATTGTTTAAAAAAATACATAAAAGCAAAGCAAGAGAAAGGTACTTACTTTGTTATAACCTTTTAAAACTTAGAACAGAATAAAAATAGAGCCATAAATGAACATCAAAGAAGAATTCTACCTTATAGCTTTAGAACAAATATACAACGGTGCGCCTCTTTACATAATAGAAGAGATGCTAGTTTATTTAATACAACAAGAACAATACCTAAAATGTGCTGGTGTTTATAAAGCACTTGAGTTTGCTAACAGTAATACAATGCAATCAATAGAAAAAGAATTAGATATATGATAAAAGACATTTACAACTACGTAAACAATTATTTAAATATAGACATAAGCACCCGTAGCAGAAAAAGAGAATATGCAGAAGGTAGAGCATTATTTTATTATCTATGTAGAGAAAATACTAACCTTACCCTAAGAGAGATAGGAGAGTATGTAAATAAAGACCACTGTGCCGTTTTAAATGCTTTGGGTAATACTTTTCCTACTATAACAAATAAGGCTATTAAAAGGGCTATAAATGACTTTAATCAAATAGACTTAAACTCTGATGAATTACAGATGGTAGAAGTACTGAGGATTAATAACTTGTTAAAAATAGAGAACAAAGAATTAAAAGAAAAAATAGAGACACAAATAATAACAGACACAAACATACAGCCTAAGCTAAATGGATTAACACCCTTACAATTTAGTAAAGCAATAGAAAGAATAAACGCAATGCTTTTAATGATAGGTAAAGAAGCAGAGCCAGTAGTAATAAAAGAAATGGAAGGGGCAGAACTATAGTTAAATAAATGTTAAAATTAAAATATATATAAAAGAAAATGTATATTTGATAATTATTAACAATTAAAAGAAAACAAAATGAACACTATTAAAAACGTAATTTACACAAAGAAAGATTTTAAAAATGTAATCACGCCATCTTGGCAGAGATGGAGAAACGAGTCAAACGTAAACGACTTAGCTTCTGCCGTATTGGAACAAGGACAAATGAGAGATGTTCTTATATGTGTAACTAAAGACGGCACTAAGATATTGACAGATGGGGCACACTTAACGGATGCAATATTCAAAGTATTAAAGAAAAAAGAAATAAGCGTAAAAGAAATATATGTAAAAGACGAGGGAGAGGCAAGGGATGCTTTTATATCTTTTAACACAAGGGGTAAGACATTGAAAAATATAGATTATATTGTTAGCTATGCTGGAAACAATCTAAATAGCTACAAGAAATTTTTAACCAATGTAATGAAAAGTCCAAACAACATTAAAGAGGCTAACAATGTTTACGGCAAATTGTTTACTATTCCAGCCTTAATAGAAATATTTTTAGGACAAGGTTTTCAAATTAAAAGCGGCAAAGCCGTTATGCCAATAAACGCAGACAGACTAATAGACTTAGTTGAATATTTAGGATATAACTATCTAAACAATGGAAAAATTCTAAAGCATTTAGAAAAAAATGGTAAATCAATGAAGTTGAATGGCGGAAGCATTATTCCAGTATTTAGTAAAATTAAAACAAACAAAAAGATATTATCAAAAACAAATAGAGAAATAATGGAGATGCTAATAGAGTTTACTACCTATCACTATAATTCTATGCAGAACTGTTCATTTACAAAAGATGCGGTTGATAAGTCCTTTTCAACATATATACAAGAAAATGAGTAAGGGTTATATATTTAGTGACCAGATACCTATGTTTGGTCATAAAGACATTATAGGGTATGGAACGAAAGATTTCTATGTTAAAGAAATAGATAGAAACGAAGCAAACAAAACTATAATTCAAAATCATTATAGCAAGAAAGTCTACAATGGCACATATATAAACTTAGGTGTATTTATAAATGATGAATATTTAGGCGTTCTTCAATATGGGTATGCAATGAACCCAGCGAGTGGAGGTAGCGTGGTTCTTGGAACTGAACTTAATCAGTACCTAGAATTAAATAGAATGTGGCTAGACGATAAGGCTTTAAAGAATAGCGAAAGTATGGCTATTAGCTATAGTATAAAATACATAAAAGGAAAACTAAAAACTATTAAATGGATTCAAAGTTTTGCAGATGAAAGATGCGGTGGCTTGGGTATTGTTTATCAAGCGTGTAGCTTTAATTTTTACGGAGAACACACAAGTAGTTTCTGGGAATTAGAAGATATAATGTATCACAATACCAGTATGACTATTTCAAAAAAAAGTCAAAGATACAAAAACAATGTAGGTGGATGCAGATACTTACAAACAAATAAAGAAGATGCGACAAAGCACGAATTAAGACAGTTTAGATACATTAAGTTTTTAGATAAAAGTTGGATTAAAAAATGCACCAAAAAAGAAATGCCATATTTAAAGCATTATAATAATGACTAAAAAAATATAGCCATAAAATGAAAGAACAATATATACTAATGAGAAAACAAAAACAGTTTGACTATCAATTACTATATAACTATTACATAAGTAAAGGAGGTAACATAGACCCTAATACTTTTATAAGAATAATAAACACAGCAAGGAAAATAGACATACTAAACGGACTAGATTCTGAATTTGGTTTAGTAGCTTTACAAGACAAAGATGGTAAAGAAATAAAAGTGATTTAACAAACAGCCAAACAAATTGTTTTTATTATGAATAATCAATTTTTTTCATTATGAAAGATACAAGGGGTGGTGCAAGAGAAGGTGCTGGTCGTAAACCTAAATCAGACGAGGTTGCAATGATTGAAAAGCTAACACCAATGTTAAGCAAAGCATACGAAGCACTAGAAAAAGGTGTAGAAGCTGGAGACTTTAAGTTTGTTCAATTGTATTTTAATTACTATGCTGGTAAGCCTAAAGAAACTAGAGACTTAAACGTAAACCAAGAACAGCCTATATTCTACATAGGAGAAGAATAAGAAACTTTATGGATGAATTTGTAGTTACTACTGCAATTAAAAAGATGTACGCTCTAAAGGCTCGTAAAAGGGTTATTCAAGGGGGTACTTCTGCTGGTAAGACTTTTGGAATACTTCCTATATTAATAAACCAAGCTATAGAAAACCCAGACTTAGAAATATCTGTAGTTAGTGAATCAATACCTCATCTACGTAGAGGTGCATTAAAAGACTTTTTGAAAATTATGTTAATGCTTAGGGTGTATAGGGATGGGCAGTTTAATAAAAGCACTTTAAAATACACCTTTGTTAATGGAAGTTATATAGAGTTCTTTAGTGTAGACCAACCCGATAAGCTAAGAGGGGCTAGGCGTAATGTACTTTATATTAACGAGGCTAACAACATACCATTTGATGCTTATAATCAATTAGCAGTAAGAACAAGCGGCACTATATGGATTGACTTTAACCCGACCTCTGAATTTTGGGCTCATAAGGAAGTACTTATAGAACAAGATAGCGAATTTGTTATATTAACCTACAAGGATAACGAAGCATTACCAAACACTATAATAGAAGAAATAGAGAGAGCAAAGAAGAAAGCTACCACGTCTACCTATTGGTCTAACTGGTGGCAAGTATATGGCTTAGGTCAAGTAGGTTCTTTAGAGGGCGTTTGTATAACAGACTGGAAAGAATTAAACACATTACCAGAAGAGGCTAGGTTACTATGTGGAGGTTTAGACTGGGGGTACAGCAATGACCCTACAAGTTATATTAGACTTTACAAATGGAACAATGCTTATATATTTGATGAGGTCTTTTATCAAAAGGGTTTACTTAACTCAGAGATTAGCAATCTATTAAAGACACACGAAAGTACAGAGTTAATATACGCTGATAGTGCAGAGCCTAAAAGCATAGCAGAACTAAACAGCTATGGACACACCTTGCTACCAGTTTCTAAGGGAAGAGACAGTATTGTATATGGTATAAACCTCATCAATCAAAATGAGGTATATGTAACCGCTAGAAGTAAGAACCTTATAAACGAATTAAGAAACTACATCTGGTTAAAAGACAAAGAAGGTAACAAATTAAACAAACCTATTGATGCTTGGAACCACGCTATAGACAGTTGTAGGTATGCTTTAACTAGCCAATTAGCAGACCCACACAAAGGGGAGTATCATATTTATTAAAAGTTATACCCGATAAGGTATGGTTTATACCACATTAACAAATGTTAAAGTTATGTTAATATGCATTTAGTCTATTATTAATTTATATATTTACATTATGAAAATAAAAATACTTCAAATCATTATAGGCTGTTTGCTTATAATATTATTAACCAGCTTATTCTTTGCTTTAATAAAGCTACTATGCTTTTTATTCCTTAACCCTTTAATTACCATTATAAGTGGGATAACTTTTATGGTAGTCTTTTATATAGGTTTAAAACTTTATGACAAATGGAACCAATAGAATGGGCTTGGCAAAATGATATAACTATTTATCCAGTGCCTATACCTAAAAGCAATGGTAAGAAACTACCAGACTGCCATATAGAAGTAGATTATAAAGGTAAAAAGATAAAAGGACAAATGATATACAAACAGAACGAGGGGCTGTATAATAAGATAAAAGAATTGTATAAATATTATTTTGATAAAAGATAGTTTAGTTTGTGTTTTTGATAATTAAGGGGTTCGTTATACAGCGAACCTCTTTTTTTGTTTTTAATTTATGAAGTTTGACATCAATATACCAGAGAATCTAAACGAAATAACACTAGGTCAATACCAAGAACTTCTAAGACTTGAAGAGCCTACTGATGGGGATATTGTACGTATATTATTAAACATTGATTTAAAAGGCTTAGGTACTATTAAAGATAGTGATGTAGATAAATACTCTGAAAGACTAACTAAGCTATTTGACAACAAGCCAGCACATAGTCTTAAATTCAATTTACAAGGCGTTACATTTGGTTTCTTACCTAACATAGATGAAATTACCTATGGAGAAAACAAAGATGTTACAAGCTATTTAAACGACTGGCAGACTATGCACAAAGCTATGTCTGTTTTATATAGACCAATTACTAATAAGATAGGCAATAAATACTTATTAGAGCCGTATGGCGGTACGCATAAGCACAGCGAGTTAATGAAACAAATGCCTTTAGGGGTTGTGTTTGGTGCAATGGTTTTTTTTTGGACTTTAACAACCGACTTGTTGAAAGCTATCCCGAATTATTTACAGAAGGAAGCACAGAAGGAACTGATGAACGGTCAAATTTCGG